GCTTTGCGCATGTGCGCGCGGACATTGGCCCGGCTAAACTTCCTCCGGCCCTTGGCAGAAACAGAAACAACACTTTTCCTCACATGCGCACGAACCGAATGCGCCGGAACCTTTTGCGTCCCGTACTCATGGACTGCTGCGTATTTGGTGCGGGTGCCTATGCGAAGAATGATATCAGATCGTATGCTGCCGGTAACACGCTCGAACCATGATTTCACTAGATTTCCGGTTTGCCGGCGCAAGCCTGGACGCCCAGACATTTGATTGGTTTGGATATCACCGATGAATGCCTCGCCCGCCTGCGCCATATTGAGCTTAAGGCTACCTTCTAGCGCCTTGCTCTTGCTCCGAAGTGCCGCCTCGGCCCTTTGGGTGTCGATTTTCATGGTCATCATGCGATCACCATCCTCGCGTGCCCCTGTAGCAGAGCGAGGACTTCGGGCTGCAATTGCCCCTCAATTAAATCAGGCCTGCGGCGAATAGTCCCTTCCGGGCTGCTCGTGCTATTTTCAAAATCAAGTTTATGTTTCCAGTTGTACCGGACTTGCATCTCGCATGCGCGCGCGACATCAGGGTATGCTTCGGCCAGAGATTGGGCTGTTACGCTCGTTATCGTCGCGGCGCCATCCGATGTCCCCTGAGTGCCTTCCGTGTCCTGTTCTTGAAGAACATCGCCGACAATAAAGATCCCATACAGATTTGCTATCACGATGGCCGTAGCGGTCGCTGAGACCACGAGCCCCATCGCCCCCGATGTTGCCCCCTCCACGTATTTGCCTGCCGTCCATGTGCCCGAAACGGTTCCTATGGCAAAGGTAGAATTAACTCCATGAGCGGCCATGCCGCCGGTATAGATAATTCTCAAGCCCTTTTTGGTCGGATATCCATGCCATACCGGTGCATCTAAGACAATCGTGTTCTCATCAATGCCGATATATGGATTAGTGACTTCCGCTTCCGCACCGTCGTATTCGCCGCTCGAATCTTCATAAACAGAAGTCAGTGTCGTAATTGGGTATGCTTTAGGGAAATACGTTATCCGATTAAAGGACACGTTGAAATATTCAGTATAAGCCGCTGTGAGTATTGTGCGTTTGATTGATTTTTCGATTTGAGCAGATGCCGAAGTCAGCCATCCAAGCAATTCGCCATCATTGGCGACACCGTCGGATAGATCGCTTCGAGAAGCAGACTCGACCGAGCTTATATAAATTCGGGTTCTATTAACAGAAGATAGTAGCATTAGCAGTCAGCCCCCGCTATAAGAAGGGAAGGCGGAATCCCGCCCCCCCTTCGTTTGCTAGATATCGAAATCTTCGTCGCTGTCCTGCGGATCCTCTTTGGGCTTTCCGAGAGCATAACTTGCACCGAAAATCGCACTTGCGGTTGCCGATGTTTTTACTGCTCGCAGATACACGTATCGCTCCGTGTCCCGAACAACAATTGCACCCCTGCGGGCGGTATTGCCGTTGGCACTGGTAACGACCGTAAAGTCTGCACCCGTGATTGCCGCCGATCCTGTCGCGCCCGATGTCGCGGAATCAGTATCGTTTTCGTAGACAGCAAATGTTATCGTGCCGGGAGCCACAACGGGCCCGACATTGATATCAAAGACGATCTCGTTGAAATCCTTCGTATCGATTCCAAGTCCGCCAGTTGCAACAGAACCGTTGTACAACGTCCCCGAGGTCGTCATATTCCGGCTTTTGAATGCAGTGCCGAACAGTGAAGTTTCAATCAATTTTGCTGGCATAAGCCGCTCCTATTTCAAAAGTATGATAGCCCTCTAAATACCTATCAAAAACCCCTCGACCTACCAGTCAGAAGGAGTTGTCTCTGCGTCAGAAAGCACGGTGAATCCCTTCGCCTGCTTGATTTGCACATCGGCTTCCTGATTGATCACAAGCCACACCTGGTTCTGCAAAAATGCAGAGGCGGTGCTCAGAGCAGTCGTATCCGATGCCATCAATTCAATTCCACCCCACATCGCAAGGATCAGCTGGGTCCAATCGCCCAAAATAACCCGCGAGCATGTGGTAGAGCTTCCCTTGGTCAGCGTCGCAAGCAAGCCAGTTGTGGTTCTGATCGGATACCCGACCATATCCTCAAGAGTCGAGTTCGAAATCATCGGCGGAGCAAACACATAGTTGCCGCCTGCATCGCCTGAATACTGCTGAATGCGTTCCCTCTTCATTCCAGAGCGAACAATCGGGCGCATGAGCAAACCAAGGCTCGAACCGATTCCGCCGTAGTCGGCTTCCTCAAGATTCGCTGACATTTCTTCTGCCTTATCAGCCGTGAAGCGTCCACCGTCTGTCCCAATAGCGACAGTCGTAGTCAGCCCCGGTGTGTTCACGATACCGCGAGGCATTGAAGCCGAACCGGATCCGCGTATGATAGCGTCGTTCCATGCAATCGCCATTGCATTGGTCAGCTCATTGCGGATGACAGGCTCTGCAATACCCGGTGCCTGATGAAGAAGGCGCTTCGAAACTTTCGTGAATCCGGCAACGCGCTTCGGGTCCAGCTTGATTTCGCCGAATGAAGTCTCGCTTTCGGTCGGCGCCTCGTTCTCACCAACCCAATAGCCAGTTGGTCTTCCGGTTACCTTCGGGATGGAAATATTCCCAACGAGGCCGGACATGATTGTCGGCCCGAACTCTTTGATGGGCAATTTCTCAAGTGCCATCGGTATGATCTGGTCGTCGATTTCCTCGGGAACCAGAACTCCACCTTCGGAGCCATCCGTTGCGGTATTGGCTCTCTGCCGAACCGCATCCAGAATTTCTTTTTCGCGTCCCGCGCCCTTCCAAGGATCGGATGCTTCGCCAGTTTTCTCCAGCATAAGCCCGCGAAAAGCATTCGTAAACAGAAACGTCTTCTTGCCGTGATCTTCCGAGCCGGGCACAGAGATATTGCGCTCGCGCACCTTTTCCTCGATCGCTTTGAAGCGTATCTCGTTCGTGTCCTTCATTGCAAGAATATCAGCTTTGATTTCGTCGCCAGTTTTTCCGTTCGCTTCGCCGCTGACTTTGATTTGCTCAGTAGCGGACTTCGTGAAATCCGTAAACAGTTTTTTGACTTCTTCAAGTGCATTCGACATAAGATTCCTCCTGTTAACCCTCAGAACCGATAGAAGTAACAGAGGCCCGCAGATCTCCACCGGCATCGAGAATGCCCTTAAGAAAGTCGGCTTCGGGATCGCCGGTTAATCCGGGATCATCAGCGCGAGCTTTCAGGGCATCCGTTAGGATGTCGAGCTTGTCTACGAGCAATGTCACTTTGTTTGTTAACGTGATTATTGACTCTTGTGATTCTTTCGATAGTTCAACCGCAGCAGCTTCGGCTGTAGCGTATAATTCGTGCGCTTCAATCGGCGCCGTCGTTTCTTTGGTAGCTGCCTGAAACTTGATGCAGGACAGACCCTTTTCTGTGAGCCATTCCCGCGCCTGCTCTTCGGTCCAATCCTTTACCGGGAAAACGATTGCCTGCTCAATAGGATTATCTGCCAGGCCATCAGCCGAACTCAGTTTCCCGCATATTGTATGCGTAGTTGCATGCACCTTGGCTTCTCCAATGAGTGCGATATCGCTTTTCATGCGGAAAGTATCAGAATCGAACGAGCAGGGAGACCGTAGCCGGGCAACATGATTCTCGTTCGAGGCCTTTTCATTGAGCTCGTCGTTGACCAATTCGAAGAAATCGTCCTTTGAGACCAATTCCCCGAACTGTTCCGTTTCCAGGATGTCGGCGATCTTCGTCGCGGTTTCGTCCGGGTATATATCGAGTATGCTTCGGGCGTTATCCAGCGAGTATATGTCCCTGTCGCGGATATCGGACAAGGAAAGCGCATTCGGATTTGCGGGAACCGGGCAGACTGAGAACTCCACAAGCTTCCATTTCGTGAAAAGAACGCCGTATTTGCCCATTTTGAGCTTGGCGCGCTTCTTATCGTCGGGCTCTTCGTATTCTTTCGGCACGAACCCAATCGATCCGCCCTTTAAAATGCCTGCTGCTGCCATACGGAAGGCAGCGTCGGCCACGCCGGTCGGGTCTAATGTATTGTCCATGAAGAATAGCCATCCCATTGTCGCGTCCCCTTCGCGCCATATCTTGATCACTGCGCCAATCGGGAATGTGCGGGAATTATGGAAGGCCAGAAGGACAGGATTCTTTTTAAAGTCTGCGTAATCTCCGCCGCGGGACATGACGATATCGCCATAGCGATCGACCGTTTCGTCCGTCATCTTGCGCTCAAGTATGCGGTTTTCCATGCCGGGAGTGTATTCGATGTTCGCTGCCTTGAACAGTTTTTTTGCCTCGTCTGCCGATATCGATACGCGCTTGCTTGCCGGAGCAATGAAAACGCGCTCTTGCTTTTCCGTGGTCTTTTTTCCAACGACCTTATCTAATTCATCCGAGCCAAAAGTTGCTTTGATGATATCAGCAGTTGCGTTCATTGTTCCTCCAAATAAAAAAAGCCCCGATAATCCCTGCAAGTTTTATCTTGCTAGAATCACCGGAGCTTGGTTATCGCTTGATCGGTTTTGAATTATGCTGTTACGGGCTCTTTAATGTTCCTGTCGATGATTTGAACTATGCCGTTTTTGCATTGCAGCCTAATTTCGCCAGTGTATCCATCCGCCAAAATAGCTCGCAGTTTTGACACGGTTAAGCGCAAAGACAATGCGAGCTCTGTTTCAGATGGCTTTGACATTCTAATTAGAATATAGCGTTAAAACGTGAAACTGTCAATATTTATTTTCTGGGTGCGACCTTTGCATTGAAATCATCAATGCTTTTACTCAATCGATTCACCCGTTCTTCCATTGCGGCGAGCGATCGTTCCGCGTCCTTCGAATCCATCTCGATTTTGACTTTGCGATGTTCGACTGTCGAAGCGGAACTCGAACGCCGCCCGGCAATGTATGCGAAAATTGCGATGCCTAGCCAGAAGAAGTCACTTGCCCCCACGCTTGCCCCCCTTCCCCCGCTGCTCCTGTTCGCCATCAATCATACGATCCCGGTACGGAAACGATTTCCTGGCGCGCTTGCGCTTCTCCGTGGTATCCTTGGTCGGACGCCTATCCTTTCCCATTATAAGTCCTCACAATCGTTAGAATATGCTCATCCTCTGGCAATGACACGTTGATGTCTGGATACAATACCCGCACATCGAATGTTTCTTCTGTGAATTTAGCCGGGAATCGTCGGCGCAACCAATACGGAAAGCATTCGCTTTTAAATGCCTGCCACCATGTTGCCGGATATTTTACCGATATCTTCTTTGCTGTCTCCCCGTATATGTGGCCTCTTAGCTGAATCTCGACCGTTTCCTGGAGCATGTTTTCTATGACGCTCATTTTCACTTCATGCCAGAATCTTTTTGAGAACCGTTGCTGCATTCCAAGCCAGAATTGCTCAAGCTCAACATGCTTGGTTTTGATATCTTCTTCTGTCGGCACCATGTCCGACTTGTCCTGATATTCGCCTGCGTTCATTCAGCCCTCACCATCTGATAGGTTCAATGTTTTTTCAAAGGATTCTATGTAGTGACCATCTTTTGCGGCCCATTCGATTGCTTTTTTATCGGAAAAAGTAACGTCCTCTATGGAGTCATGGCCATACCCATCGCCAGAACACAAAACATAAACTATCGTTTTCGCACAATTAAGTTGCCCGTCCATCATCGCCCCCTTCCTCTAATTCGGTTTCTAGTGCATCCGCGCATGATTGGCAAAAATAGGCCGGCGGATCACAATGGTTCCACTTGCATCTCGGTATACTGAGGAGTATAATAATTTCCTTGCCGCTGAGCCATATCATGTCGGAGCATTCACTGCAGGTTTTCCCGATTGCATTGTCATTATTGACAAACAAAAACTTGACGGCTATATTAAAATGCGCTTTAGCCATCCTTGATTGGCTCCTGGAGTCGTGCCTTGCGATCATCGCCCGTCAGCATTTTCAAAACATCATCGTGTCGCAGATAGATTCCGCATGGCTCTTCGAT